TGTTCGGCTTTCCCATCGTCACCGACGACAACATCCCGGCGGGCACGGTGCTTTTCGGCAACTTCAATTATTACGGCGTGAACGTCCCCGCAGGCGTCGCGATTGAGTGCAGCCGGGAAAGCGGGTTCACGTCCGGCCTGATTGACTACCGCGCCCTGTGCACCGCCGACGGCAAGCCCATTTTGCCCGGCGCGTTCGTCAAAATCGGGGTGACGGTATGAGGCCGTTCTGGATTTTCGACCTGGGCGAGGCTTACGACATCCTGCGGCTGGACCGCGACGGCGCGGCAAACGATGAAACCGTGATTGCCCTGGTGGAGGCGGTCCCGCCCTTCCTGGACGCCTCCACCGGCTACCGGCCCGACCCGCGGCGGGGCTACAGCCCCCTTGCGAAAACGGCGGCGCGGTTCATCCTGCAACAGTGGTATTACGGCGAAAGCGCCGACACTGCCAAGCTCCAGCGCGTGATTGACAGCCTGCTAAAGGCTTTGTCCTGCGAAAGGAAAGCATGACATTCTACAACACAAAAGCGTGGCGGCGGCTGTCCAGGGCGTTCATGCAAAGCAAGTTTTATATCTGCGAACGCTGCGGGCGGCCCGCCGAAATCTGCCACCACAAGACCTATATCACCCCGGCGAATATCCATGACCCGGCTGTTACCCTGAACCCCGCCAACCTGGAAGCCCTGTGCCTGCAGTGCCACAACACGGAGCATTTCGGGCACGGCGGGGCCGTTGCGCCCGGCCTGGTATTCGACGAAAACGGCGATATTTTACCGAAAGGGGGAAAGCAAAATGAAGTATACGACCCTGGCCCGGCAGGTCCCGGAGGAACGGCGCAAGCTGGCCGTTGACCTGGCCCGGCAACTGGATTTTCTCACAGGCGAACTTGCGGGCTACCAGGCAGCGCAGGACAAGAAAGCCTATGCAACGGCCCTGCGGCTGTTCTTGCCCACGCAAAAGCAGTTTTTGAAGCTCCTGCCCGCCCCGGAGGCGGCCCCCGCCGACGCCCTCGCGGACTTCATCCAGGAGGGGGCGGCGCTGTGAACTACATCCTGCAATACAATGAAGCCTTGCGGCGGGGAGAAATCCCCGCCTGCAAGCGCGTGAAAGCGGTGTATTCCAGGCTTGCGGCAGAGTGCCAAGCGCCGGGGCGTTATGATTTCGATGAAGCCCGCGCAAGCCGTCCTATTGCCTTTATTGAGCGCTTTTGCAGGCATTCTAAAGGCGAGTGGGCGGGGCAACCTGTGCGCCTGAAACTGTTTCAAAAGGCATTCATACAGGCCCTGTTTGGCTTTGTGGACCCGGCAACCGGCCTGCGGCGATACCGGGAGGCGTTTTTCCTTGTGGGCCGCAAAAACGGCAAATCAACGCTGTTGGCTGGGCTTGCGCTGTATATGCTCATTGCCGACAATGAGGGCGGGGCCGAAGTGTTTTCAACCGCGACAAAATACGCGCAGGCGCGGCTACTTTTCGACGAAGCACATAACATGGTGAAGCTGTCGCCCGACCTGGCCCGGCACATGAAAAAGCGAAAGACTGACCTATATTTTACACCCACTATGTCAAAAATGCAAGCCCTTTCCCGCAATTCCGACAGCCTGGACGGCCTGAACGCGCATTTTGTGATAATGGACGAACTGCACGGCGTGAAGGATCGCAACCTTTACGAGGTTATGCGGCAATCACAGAGCGCCCGCCGTCAACCCCTGCTTGTGATGATAACCACGGCGGGCACGGTCCGGGAATGCATTTTTGACGATATGTATAACCATGCCTGCGCCGTCGCGGACGGGGCTTTGCAGGATGATACATTCTTGCCCCTGCTCTATGAGCTTGACGAGCGCGGCGAATGGACGGACCCGGCGGCGTGGATGAAAGCCAACCCCGCCCTGGGCGCTGTGAAGAAACTGGACGACCTGACCGCAAAAGTGGAGAGGGCCAAGCAGAACCCCAACGAGCTTTCGGGTGTTTTGTGTAAAGAATTCAACATCCGCGAAACCGTCAAGACGGCGTGGCTGTCCTTTGACGCTATCAATAACGAAAGCTGCTTTGATTTAGAGGGCTTTCGCGGCGCATACTGCATCGGCGGCGCGGACCTGTCCATCACTACTGATTTAACGTGTGCAAGCCTGCTGTTCATGCGCCGGGGATGTGATGAAAAATATATCCATCAAATGTATTGGCTACCCGCCGACAGTCTGCAAGAGCGCGTCAAGATTGACAAAATCCCCTATGACAAATGGATGCAGCGCGGGTTTTTGCGGCTGTGCGCGGGCAACAGCATTGATTATTCGGACGTTACAGCGTGGTTTGCGGACACCTGCAAGACCTTTGATTTATTTCCGGCGTGGGTGTATTATGACAGCTACAGCGCCCGCTATTTCGTCGAGGAAATGCAGGCGCAGGGGTTCAATATGGTGCGGTGCATCCAGGGGGCCAAGACGCTTTCCCTGCCCATGCAGATGCTGGGGGCCGACCTGCGGGCGCACAAAGTCATATACAACAACAACCCCGTGCTGAAATGGTGCTTGACGAATACCGGGGTTCAGACGGACCGCAACGGTAACATTGTACCGATAAAAAATCAGTCGCCGCGCCAACGGATAGACGGCACGGCGGCGCTGCTGGATTGCTACGTGGGCCTGTATGAGCATTACAACGAATTTCGGGAGGCGATATGATGAAGCTGAAAGACAAGCAAATTGAGATTTTGCGGGTGACGCATACCAAAGACGCGGACGGGTTCGCCGCCGAGCATTACGAGCCTATCCACCGGGGCAGGCTGTGGGCCTATTTCCGCCACCTGTCCGGGCAGGAGATTCACGCAAGCGGGGCTACGTTCGAGCGCGAACAAGCGCTGTTTGTCGTCAACTGGCGGCGGGATGTGACTAGCCGGGACGTGGTGCGGTTCAATGGGCGGCTGTATGATATTCAAAGGGTGGACGGGTTCGAGGGGTACAGGGAGGATATTTCGCTGTATTGTAAGCGGCGGGAATAGTTACCCCGCTTTATCTTCTTCCGAAGTCGGCATAGATGATTTTTTCTTCTTCACATTCAAGGCAATAAAGGCCCGTCCCTGTTGAAAATATACTTGCCGTTGTTCCGCTGTTAGCTGACGCAGAACGCGGAGAAAATCGAATTCTTCATCCGTAATACTGCCAAGCGGCTTGCTATACGACAACAGATAATCAATGGAAACCTCGAAAAATTCCGCAATCCTTTTCAGGGTGTTATAGTCTGGTTCGCGCAAATCACGAACATAATTGCGAACGGTGGAATCATGCAGGCTAAGGGCAACCGATAGCTGCTTTTGGCTAAGGTCCCTTTCCTCTAACAGTAGCTGCAATTTTTCTCCAAACGTCAAGCCGTTCACCTCCTGCTATGATTGTACAGCATAAAAGGCGGTTACGGAAAAATCGTTGCGATTATTCTTGCGCAGTCACATATCGTCTGAATTTTTTCTTGACATGCTATGTTCCCTCTGATATACTTAGAGAAGTAAACAGTGGGGAGGATGAATATGGCAGAGCGGTATTCCGGCGAAACGAAAAACGGCAAAAGGCACGGCAAAGGTATTCTTTACAGCGGTGCCAAATGTAAATTGCAAGGCGAATGGCTTGACGGCGCTATGGTGTGGGGCCAAGGCTCCATCGAGTATGAACACCCAAGCGGCATATCCGTGAGGGATGAAGGGATGTTTGAAAAAGGAAGCCTTCAAGGACGGGGAAAGCGAATCTTTCTTAGCGGTGATAACGCTGGGGGCTGTTGGGAAGGCAATTTCATGAACGGTGCCCTCAACGGAGCTTGTGTTCTTCGCGATAAACAAGGAAGAAAAAAAGAAGAGAATAATTTCGTGAACGGTGTAAGGAACGGAAAAGGTGTTCTTTACACAGGCGCAGAAAGCCAATTATACGGCGAATGGGAAAACGGCACTATGGTGAGCGGCCAAGGTTCCCATGAAACCGTAACCACCGATGGAGTACATGTAAGGGATGTTGGTACATTTAAAGCCAGCCTTTTACATGGTGAAGGGAAGCGGTATCTCCTCAGTGGTAGCAATCAGGGAAGCCACTTTGAAGGTGTTTTTTCGAGAGGCAAAGCAGATGGTCCATGCACATTCTTTCATCGGGACGGAAGCCGGTATGAGGCGGATTTCGTTGACGGAAAACTGCACGGAAGCCAACGAGTTTTTGATAGCAATGGTAGAGCAATGTATGATACAGTGTGGCAGAACGGTACAGAAATCGGCCCGAAGAAAAAGGTGTCTATGGACATTGGCAGAACGCCGCCGGAACAATTGGCAGTTATCCGGTACATGAGCAAGCGGGCAAATATTGCGGGCTTAATCGGGGCAGTTTGGGCAGCGGTGCCAATCATTGTTACATTAGCGACATCATCAGAAGGTCCATCACTCCCTGTAAATGCAATGAGAATGCTTATACAATCAGCGGTTTTGATAATTGTTTTGTTTAGGGGTTTTGTATTTACATACTACTGGTTAGCAGCAAAATTCAACTTGAAGCATCTGGCAGTTTCAGCTGCTGTTATTGCCAACAAAAACACAAGATCGTTTCTTGTTACTAGCAGTGGGCCTGTCGTTAGTGTTGTTGGCGGCAACCGTGGTTCAGGATACCTGAGTTTGTTTATCACTTGTCTATTCATCAGCGCTTTTGTCGGTACCTATCTGCAAATAAAGTACGCAGTATTGAGCTTGCATCTGAGAATACAGCTAAAAACCGCGAAACCTAATGCGTGATACATCCATCGCGCCCCCAAATGTCCAGCATTTTGGGCTATCGTTTAGGGCTTTTTAGTTTAATTCAGCGACAAATAAGCGACAAATAAGGGCCGCGCTTTCGCGCAGCCCTTATTTATAGCCGTTTTCCTAGAACCACATCCAAATCCATCCAAAGAGCACAATGAACTTGACCCAATTCCAGAAGGTTGATTCGTACCTGGTGGTGAAGATCATCTTCTTCATCTGCAGGTTGCTGAATGCGGAGTTGAGGGCGTTGAGCGCGTTGTTGATCTCTGTTTGCGTGGCGTTGGGGTTGTTTGCCACCGACCGCGCCGTGTTCAGCGCGCTCTGGAAAGCATTCCAGCTGCTGTCGGTATGATTGCCTTTCTGGATGTTGCCGATTTGCGTCAGCCGATTGTTCAAGGCGGTTTTATCGGCCGAGGCCACTGGCGTCCATTTTGCCCAGAAAGTCCTGCCGTTTGTGACGCTTGTCAACGGGAACGCGACC